CCTTCTAGCCGTTGAGCTTTTTTTCGCTCTACCCCATAGTTGTTACCCCAAAGGTCAATAAAACCCTCTCCAACTGTCTTTAAGAAAAACTGTGGCATAACACTTTGCACCAGAGCATTCACCAGCCAGATCACAGGTTGAACCGCGATCGCTGAGATCAAGCGCCAAAACGGGCTATAGGCAGAATCATTACTGATTTTAGAGCCAGAGTCGGTCACGGTTTGCTTAAATGCCGCCTTAATCTCAGCTTCTGTAATGGGTACACCTTCATCTTTTAATAGGCTTTCAAATTCCTTCATAGGGTTACCTCTATCGCTTCGTTATTTAACGTACGTGCACTACAGTTAAGTGCTTCCCCTATTAGCGCCACCTTGGCCGTCCCTGGGTAAATACGTGTATCGTTTTCCATTTCAATTTCAACCTGAGTGGTGAGAGTAGCCAGTTTTACCTGACTCCTCTCACCTATCATGCTAAAGGCATAACCTTTTTCTCTAAGCATGTGTCTTAGGTCTTGTGCAATACAATCTGCCTCTGCCCTAAGCTCAGGCTCTCCCAATTGGTTTAATACCAAGTCATCATCTATGATGCTTAAATCTATGCTGTCCATTAGCCCACCTGCATTTCCATTTCATGGGCCAATTCATCACCGCGTACCCCTTGGCCATAATTATTCACTTCAATTTTTTCCACATGGCTTTGCTTACTGGTACTGGCAAATAAATTACTGAAGGTCTGAAATAAGCCGCCCTGCTCACCAGTCTGAGATGCCTCTGCTCCTGGTAAGGTGAGGTTTGCACCTTGCGCCATACCCTGCTCAGCAACTTTTTGTGACAAGCCCTGATTTGCTTTGATATCTGAGCTCGCACCCATACCCGGCAGCCAGCTCAATTTACTTTTAATCCAGTCAGCCGACTCTCCGACAAAAGCAAAAGGGTTCAAACTCGCAAGCCAGTTTTTTAGTTCACTCCAAGCAGCTTTGATGGTTTCAATAAAGGCAAAATCAAAGCTCATGTTAGGCATAAGGGATAGCTCACCCAGCCAGACTTGAAACTCTCCCCACCACTGGGGAATTTGCTCAAATGTACCCATCAATAAATCGACTGTTTCAATCACAGCATAGAGAGGAAAGAAGGCTAATTTGAGCCACTCATTGTCAGCGAACAAGCCCTTGATAAAGCTAAAGCCCTGGCTTAACGAAGAGAAGACCCAATCCGTAAAGCGGCCTATAGCGGCACTCACCTCATCCCAGTAAACCACCATGGCGACTAGCGCACCGATCAAGGCCGTGATACCCACCACAATCCAAGTAATCGGATTTGCCAATAAAGCCGCAGTAAAACTCCAAATAGCTGGCAAGCTTGTGAGTACACCGGCTTTTAGAGAGGTAAATACCCCCATCAACAAAGGCCCTGTTGCTACCATGGCTTTCATTGCGCCATTTAATATCCAAACTGCCGCTGCCTGTAATTTGAGCAAAGGCGTAATAACCAAGTTCTTTACTAACCAGTTTTGCGACAGCGTTATGGCATGGCTTTTGGCCAAGTTCAGCATTTCCTGAGCGACACCCACCATATTGATCACTTCCATCATGGACCCTAAAGCTTGCTCTGCCGTATTAACCGCATTTGCAAGATTTGGATACTTCTCAGTCCAGTTATCTAGGCTTTTCCCCATGGCTTTTACCTCATCAATATAAGGACCTAACATGGGTGAGAGCTGCGACATTAGGTTGCCAGAAAGCGCCCGAATCTTGGTATTCAATGCAGGCCAAAGCGCTAGTTGCTCATTCAAACCTTGTTTCAATGTGGCAAAAGAATCCGTATAGGCAGAGATATTGGCATCCCCAAACACACGCCCCATGATGTTGTCGCCACTTAAGGTTTTTAAACTGGCAACTTGCCCCTTCACTTTCCCTAATGAGTCATGCAAAAGCTGCAACCTAGAAACCGGCTCCGCCACATCCATAACAATCTCTTCTGCTGGGCTATTGGCCACAGCAGCTAGATTCGCATTTGCTCCCTTGGGTCTAGTGGCATATTGCCACCTGAGGCAGTTTTAATATCTGCAACAGCTTGGGTAACCTTTGGCAAACTTACCAGTGAATTAGACCTAAAAACTTGACCAGCAACCTTTTCCATCGGACTACTAACCACAGAAGGTACGTTTGCATTTACCCCAACATCACTTGCTGGATTAAACGAAGCATTACCTACTGAGGCTGTATTCATGCCCGCAACCGCTTGGGTAGTACTTGGCAAAAGTGCTTGTAACTTTGACTTAGAAACCGGCTTCGTCACACCCATAACAACCTCTTCTGCTGGGCTATTGGCCACAGCAGCTAGATTCGCATTTGCTCCCGGATCTAGAGGCATATTGCCTGATGAGGCAGTCTTAATATCTGCAACAACTTGGGTAACCTTTGGCAAACTTGCCTGTAAACTTGAAACGGCCTTTAATGGCGCTTCAAAAGCACTCTTCATAACATTTGCCAGCTTTTGAACGCTGTTTTGCATCCCATCAAAAGCATTCGTAAACTGATTTAGCTTGCCAAGGCTCAGCTGTAATTTTTCCAGTGTTTCCATTTTTTGCCCCTAGCTACTTCCCTGCAAAGGCCTTGGCAATACCATTGGCAATGGCTGCCGTTTCCCTGTTTATTTCTCTTTCTTCTAACCAAAGCGCCCGTCCTAGGCTTTCCGGTTCATCATCTTCATGAGGAAGCCAGCGCATCCTCAAGGTTACGAGTTGCTCGAAGCCATTTTTGTCGATGCTGTCCCGGAACGCCTGCGCAGCTTTACCACCGTAGGCAGATCACTCGAAAACTCGTCCGTTAGAATGCCCATGACATCCATAACCAATTTAGCTTTTGGCTGTGAATCTTCATTCACCATCAAGGCTTTCAAGCTTGCATGCTGCTCACTTTTAACCGTTGACGATAAAAGGTTGTAAGCGGGCAAGACTGTTTGCCCTTTGGCCATGGCATCAACAAACTTGTTGTACTCTTTGTCTGTTACCTTAAATTCAAAATCTGTATCACCTATGGTGATCTCAATGAGTTGTGCCATTGTTACTCTCCTTGTACTTGTTTCTGAGCCAGTTTTAAGTGCTCTCGTTTAAACCAAAAATTGGTTAAAAATGTTGCGATACCAATGATCAAGCCACCCATGGCAACCCATTCATTCATTGAAAAACCTGCAAGCGTCGTAGTTATCGACGCCCCATATGCGGTGGCTACTGTGGATTTCTCCATGTGTGCCTCCCTATTTCCTTAACAATCCCATGCCCTTAATACTGACAGCCGCCAGTACGACTATTTTTAATAACTCACCTAGCTCAACCCCTAAGGACTTCAAGCTTTCTAAACCCAGATTGACCGCATCTAGATAGCGCATGTCCCCGCTATAACCACTGGCCATAGCAGCAAAAAAGAGCAGCACGAAAGGCGAGGTAATAATCAAAGTCACGTATTCATCTTTCCAAGAAGCAGACTCTTGCTGCTTGGCCAACGCCTCCCATTCGGCTTCCTTTAAGTCCAAATCAAAACGCTTTTCTTGGCCCACCAGCTTAAGTTTGGCTTGTGCAGATTCTGCCGCTGCTTTCCTTGTCTGCTTTGCCTGATAAGCCTTAGAAATGGGTGCCGCTAAGGCACCCAAAAGACTTTGCAGGCCAGTGATTAATCCCAGCATTTAATCTATCCCTTTTTGTTCAACACCTGACCACCAGGTTTTGACGTCAAAATTTGGACAGGTTTTATGAGAGTTCAGATCCCTATGTCCCACCACATTTGCCCTGGGATAATCCAACTTAAGTGACAGTAAAAGGCCCTCTAGCGCTCTCATCTGTGCGTTAGTAAATTCATCCCTTCCAATAAGGCAGATACCTAGAGACCTAGCATTAAAAGGGTCAGCATGAGCGCCTTGCCAATACCTTGGACGCCCCCATTGCACCTCGCCTTTTAAGGTGATTACTGCGTGATAACCTATGCCGTCCCAGCCCTGTTCTAAATGCCATCTATGGATGTCTTGAGCGTGAGTTTCTCGGCCATTAGGTGTATCTGAGCAGTGCACCACTAGGTAATCTATTTGCTCCATTAGCCTAGGGTCTCAATGAAACTTTTATCCAAATAAGGCACGCCATTGATTTCGATAAAACGGCTATCAGTCACATCATAAGCAATGGTATGTTCCAGCTTGTCACCACCTTCGCCACTGGCATCTAGCACCTTGCTCAGGCGCAACTTACAACCATAAGCCGCCGTTTTAAATTCTTGATCTAGGGTTTTACCCAAACCAACAATGTCGAACACGCCAAGTTGCTGCCATGAGCCTGCCGTTCTAGCCGCTTCCACCAGCTTGTTATAACTTTGAGTATCCAATGTAATTTCACCGCTGGCAGAGACAGCACCACGCACAAAGCCATCAGGCACACCGCGAGTCGTAGTTGGCTTAATGCCGTCTTCTACATTTAGGGTGTATTGCTTAACGTTAATAATCTGAGTACCAATGGAAATATTGATATCTGATCCCGAAATATGTTGCATGCTAAACCTCGCTAGTTAGATTAAGGGCGATATAAGCTTGAATCGCTTTAGGGCAGTTGTAAGGGCGAACTAAAAGTGCAATTTGCACCTTGGTTCGTGATGCCCAACTAATTGTGATATCCCCATCTAGAGGTGGTTTCACTTCACCTGGCTTATAAATGCCATTGGAGGTTAAGCTCTTACTCATATCTATGATCGGACGCATGAAGTAAGTTTCATGGGCGGCAATCGACAAAGGAGTGCTGTTTAACTCACGGTTACCGACTTTTTTAATGCCCAGAATACGCACCTGACGCTTGGCCTTATTCACGACACGCAGGTTTTCAATCACAGCATAATCACTGGCCTCTGGCGCAAGTGTCATACCGTCACTGCAATAAATGCCGTCATAATCAGGATAAACTTGCGGCACTGTCCCTCTGGCATCATTCAGCGCTTTGGCATGAGCCATATTGAAAACCGTACCATCCATATCAGAGGGAAGTGTTGATAGGCCAACAATGGCACCGGTTTGAGTACGCATGGGTGTATCAGCAATAGTGACAGCCTCATTACATAGACGGCCACAGACTGTCCCCATCCAACCCGCAAACACTTCTGGAATCAGCATAATGCCAGTTGACGCCACACCATCTTGCAAAGTATCAAAGGCACTAATGAAAGCATCCCATTTATCTGAAGCCGCTGGCGCTGCTGTTGCTGCCACAAAGAAAAGAGAACGACCATAGTTGTTTTCAGTATCCGCAATCGCAGTCGCAATAAGATCTAGCTCACTTTGAGCCGTAATCGCATCAGCCACCACAACGGCTTCACATACAATGTTTTGCCCCATGGCAATATCAAATGCTGTTTGCCATTCACCTTCATTGGTTCTTGGCATCACAACGGCGGTCCAATTTGCTGAGGCATTTGCCTTAGCGGCCGCTAAGCTTGTTTTTAAGCCACTTGCCGATGCGCCTAAAAGCACATCTAAATCTGAGCTTTGATCTAGATACAGAATGCTATCTAGATTCGCGCTTGCCTTACCAATAAATAAGAACTGACGCTCTGGAGAGGAAAAGTCTCCCTGTCCTGAATCTACGTCACTTACGCTAACTTGTCCTAAAGCCATTTTAACTTCCTGTTTTGTTTAACTTTTTAGTCATAACGCTAGGGCTACTCCGGCCCTAGCGCTGACGCTTTAGAAATGTCAGGCCATCATCCTTGGGCCCTTTCATTTCTCCTTCTATCCGCATTGCCTCTGTCTATTTATCCTTAAATAAGCAGATAACATTCTGGATATTGGTCTTCCTGACCTAACCGCTTATTCCTTTAATTTGCCAAGTTCACTAGATTCCCTGTTACCTCAGCACTCAAAGCCCAATCTATTTCTGTGATCTGCAAACTCAATCTCACCATCAAGACTTGAAGAGATATACACTGGCTCTTCAAACACTAAACTCACTGCTAAATTAGCAGTTTGGGCATCTTGCAGGTCGATTGAGATACTTGGGTAAGCGTCATCCAACTCTTCCCTGTCATCATTGTCTGCTAGCCAAGTCATCAGGTGAGCATTAAAGCTAGCAATCTCTTGCACCTGATAAGGGAAGCCAATTAGGTTAATGACTGCGCGGTAGCTCAGGTTATGCAGCAAGACTTGATTCCCTTCATCCACAC